GGAGGTTCACAACTTGATTGTGAACACGTTTTTGTAGCAATACACGGAGACTTAGCATAATGGCATCAACACTTAAAATTAATACATTAACAGGTGTCACCACAGCAGGGTCAATAGCTGTGACAGGCGAAGGGAATAGCACCACGACTAATCTGCAACAGGGGTTGGCTAAACAATGGATACATCTCAATGGCACAGGCACTATTGCTATAGTAGATTCTTTTAATACAAATGGTTTTACTGTATTAGGAAATGGAAATTCTAATAATAATGGAGATACCTACGTAGCTTGGTGTTGGAAAGCAGGAGACCACGATGACAACCTCCCACAGATAAACACAGAGGGTACTATAGATAGTATAGTAAGTGTAAATGCAGAAGCAGGGTTTAGTATTGTGAAGTATACAGGAAATGGAACGAATGGTGCTACAATAGGACACGGACTTTCTTCCGCTCCTGAATTAATAATAACAAAAGGATTAAGTACAGCTTACAATTGGAATGTCGTCACATCTTTACTGCAAAATGGATATTTAGAACTTAATATGACATCAGCTTTTAATTCTAATTCGTCAAGATATATTACGGCAAGTGCTACTACAAACAATTTAACAGATTATGTACAGTTTAATCAAAATAATATCGACCATATCGCCTACTGCTTCCACTCTGTAACAGGTTATCAGAAGATAGGGAGTTATACAGGGAATGGCGGAACTAATACTATTACAACAGGATTTGAGCCAAGATTTTTAATGATAAAAAAAACATCAAATACAGGAAGTTGGGTAATATTAGATAGTGCAAGGGAAACAACAAACCCCAAAAACCTTTACTTATTTGCTGAAACAAATGGTGCGGAATCAGATGTTTCTTCATCTTTAGGGTATGATGTAGAATTTTTAACAGATGGTTTTGAACCCAAAGGGTCAGGAGGTGATGTTAATGCATCAGGGCAAACATACATCTATTTAGCAATTAAGTAATGGAAGATTTGAAGATAGCAGTTATGAATCTATTTGCACTTGGGATTATCAAAAACAGAAATAACATAAGAAATAAAATAACTATATTTGTATAATATTTAAAAAAGGTAAAAAATGGCTTCAAGCGTATTTAACGGAACTAACTTAGTTTTAAAATTTGTAGCAGACGGTGGGACTCTAGAGGCTCTAGGACACTCTACAAGCTGCTCTATGACAATTTCTCAAGACTTACCAGAGGCGACTACAAAAGATAGCGCTGGATTTCAAGAAGTAATAAGCGGATTAAGAAGCGCTGAGCTTTCTTTTGATGGTCTTATTGACTATACTGATACTTCAGATAGTCTAAAAAATGTTGACGGTATTGCATCTTTAATAACTGGTCGTACTAAAATCGACTGGAGCTTTGGGACTGCTGCAACTGGGGATACTATTTTTACTGGTGAAGGCTTTATAGCATCTTTAGAGCAATCAGCTGAAATGGAAAGCCCAGCTACATACTCTGGTACTATAACTGTTACTGGTGCAATTACTCAAAGCACAAACTAAGAGTTTAAATTAAAATTATGGCAAACAAAAAAAGAGGGTATTATACCCTAGAACTCGGTGGGCAAAAGAGAAACCTACATTTCTCTATGAACTTCTGGGCAAACTTTACAGATATATTAAAAACGCCTCTAGATAAAATAGGTAATATTTTTGAAGGGGGTTTATCTATTACTGGCATTAGAGCGCTTGTTTACTCTGGTCTTTTAGCATACGACCAAGAAGAAGGTAACGAAATTGACTACAACGAGTTTAAGGTAGGTAGCTGGCTAGAAGATTTAAAACCAGAAGAGCTTGAAGAAATGGTAAACGCTATGCTTGAATCTAGGATATTAGGTAATGACCTTAACCTAGGCATAGAAAGAAACCCAAAAAGCGAGGGAAAGACTCAGCCGACTCCTTAACTTGGAATGACTTACTCGACTATTTTATAGGACAAGTCGGCATAAATCCAAATGAGTTTTGGAATAATACTTGGGTCGAAAATCAACTTCTAGGCGAGTCTTATAATGTAAAGCAAAATTTAGAATGGGAGCGCCTTAGATATTTGGCGACTCTTATACATAATGTAAACTGCTCTAAAAAAAGCCAGACTATAAAACCTACCGACCTCTTTACTTTACCTCAAGATAAACTAGTAGAAAAAAGAAAGTTTGAGCCTAAATCTACTCCAGAAGAGCTTAGTAAATTCCTAGAACAAGTAGAAAACGTTAAGGAGACAACTGAGTTTAAAATTTAGTAAATTTGCATTATGGCAAATATATTAGAAGTAATTTTAAAAGGGGACGCTAAACACTTAAATAGCTCCCTAGGTAAAGCAAGTAGAAGTCTTAAAAGTTTTGGCAAAAGAGTTGGTTCTTTAGGGTCGTCTTTACAGACTAGGTTAACGCTGCCATTGGTAGCAGCTGGCGGAGCGTCTATAAAAATGGCTGCGGACTTTGACAAGTCAATGACGCAAATTAAGACGCTTGTAGGCGTTGCTGGCGATACAGTAGACTCAATGAGCGTCAGCGTAAAAAGATTAGCTACAGAGGCTGGTATTAGCTCTGGAGAGGCGGCAGACGCGCTCTTTTTTATTACTTCAGCTGGTCTAAGAGGTGCTGAGGCTATGGCTGTATTAGAACAGTCAACAAAAGCAGCCGCGGTCGGATTAGGAGAAACTAAGGTAATTGCTGATTTAGCAACCTCAGCTCTTAACGCTTATGGCGTAGAAAACCTATCAGCTAGTCAAGCTACTGACGTACTTACTGGCGCTGTAAGAGAAGGTAAACTATCAGCCGACACCTTAGCCCAGTCAATGGGTACAGTTTTACCAGTAGCCTCTCAGTTAGGCGTAGAGTTTAGCGAGGTGGGTGCTACATTTGCTGCAATGAGTAGGACTGGTACAGACGCCGCAATGGCAGCTACTCAGATTAGAGGTATATTATTTTCTTTATTAAAACCGTCAAAACAAGCTAGCGACACTTTAGCAGAGTTTGGGTTAAGCGCTGAAGGACTTAGAAGGCAAATAAAAGAGGAGGGCTTACTATCAACTCTTAAAACATTAACTACAACCTTTGGAGATAATGAAGAGGCTCAAGGTAGAGTATTTGCAAATACTAGAGCTTTGTCTGGAGTCTTAGACTTAATGGGTAAAAACCTAGGCTCTACTGAGCAAATATTTAAGTCTATGAACAATACGGCTGGCATAACCCAAAAGGCATTTGACCAGTTGGGAGACTCAGCCGAGTTTAAACTTAGAAAAGGTTTAATAGAATTAAAAAACCAATTTACTGATTTAGGCGGTATTTTAATGGAAAGCCTTTTACCAGTTCTAACGGATGCTATAGGATTTGCCTCTAAATTATTTAAAGCCTTTGGTAGATTAGACCCAGTAGTACAACAGATGGCTATAGGATTCGCAGCTTTTGCAGCTGTATTACCCTCTATTTTAATGGTGGGGGGTTCACTTCTAACTCTTTTTGGAAGTTTATTAACTCCTATTGGCGGTGTAGTTATAGTCGTCGGTGCATTAGCTGCTAATTTTAATGAAATAAGTAATATAATTAATGATTTTACTGTAGACTTAAAAGTAGGATTATTAAACGCTTTAGTTAAAATCCAAGCTGGATTTGAAAAGTTTATGGTTAGGGTTGAAACAGCAACCTCTTTAATAAAAAGATTTCTTAAGGATGGATTTGATGCTGATTTTACTTCATTATTTCAAGAGCAAACTAATAAACTAGCTGACATTTCTTTAAAAGCTGGAAAAGAAATTTCTGACAATTTAGACGGCGCTAAGATTATCAAAAAATATAACGACCTACCGCCTACTATGGAGGTTATTGCTAAAAAAGCTAAAGAGTTATTTGGTGGCTTATTGTCTGACGTTGGAATTAGAGCGCCTAAAATACCAATGCCAGAGGTAGAGACTCCTAAAACCCAAGACCTAGGTAGTATTTTTGCAATACAAGGCAATCCTTTTGACGAGGCTGGTAAAGGTGTAGAAGACTTTGCAAAAAAATCTACTACAAGTTTTGCAGCTATCAGCTCATCTATTAAAGAAAATACAGCTCGTTTTTATGAAATGAACGAGGCGAGAGAGCAAACGCAACAAAGACTTAGCGACCTAGCACAAGTTGTAGGAGGTCAATTAATGGGCGCTTTTAGTTCTTTAGGAGACACTATAGTTACGTCTATGGGCTTAGGAGAGGGTGCGCTAGGAAGTTTTGCTGGAGCTTTTATAACCGCTGCAATGGATGCTATAGCCGCATCGCTAGCTGTTGCTACAGCCGCTGCAATTAAAGGAGCTGCGGAGGGTTCTTTTTTAGCAGGACCTTTAGCGCCTATTGTATTACCAGCATTGATAGCTGGAGGCGTAGCAGTTGTAAAATCAGCTTTTTCATCTAACGTACCTAAATTTGCAAACGGTGGTATTGTATCAGCGCCAACTTTAGGATTAATGGGAGAATATGCTGGAGCTAGAAGTAATCCAGAAGTAATAGCGCCATTGGATAAATTAAAAGGTATGATAGGACAAAGAGAAACCGCTGTAAATGTAACTGGTGGATTTAGGCTAGAGGGTCAAGATTTAGTTATGGCTTTACAAAGAGCTGACAGAAACCGTTCAAGACTATTATAAAAAATGAGCTACGGAGAAAAATTTAGTCTGTCTTTTGCTGATGTTAGAGGCAATGCCAGAAAAGTATCGATTTTACAAAAAGATTATTCTGGTAGCGTTAGCCCTCTAGTTGGAACTGGCAACCCAGTAATAATTAAGTGGGATTCAGACGACGACTTTTATACTCCAATTATTGGCTCAACTTGCGAACTTAATTTATATGTAACAGACGGCACTAATTACGATAATTGGTACGAGGCAGACGAAAGAGAATATAAAGTACAAATATCAACTGGCTCAAGTATTGGGGGCAAGGAATGGGACTTACAAGAAGACCCTTGGCAAGACGCTAATTTTTTATGGGATGAAGGAAACGAGGGTTTTGAGTTTTACTGGGAGGGTTTTTTAATTGTAGACAGATACAGCGAAGCTGTACAAAGTAAGCCATTTCCTATTAAATTAGTAGCCTCAGACGGCTTAGGAACTTTAGACGGTTTTGATGCGCCTTTTTCTAAAGTTTTATTAGACTCAAACGACGACCCAGACCCTACAGCTGCGCAGTCAAACTTTGACAACCTATTTTACTATTTAAGAAAAATATTAGAAAATACTGGGCTAGATTTTGATATAAGAATAGCTAATAACATAAGGTTATTAAATGGCGCTGCTAACGAAACAATATTTCACGATATAGATATTTATGAGTTTGGTTTACTAAAAGACAACTTCCAAAGATATACATCTAAAGAGTTATTAGCTCATATATTAAAAGTTACAAACTCTAGAGTATTTCAGTCTAATGGAAGCTGGTATGTTATAAGTAACTCTAATATAGTAGACAAAAGGTTATTAAATATAGGCATACCATCTGTAGAAGATATTTCGATAGCAACGCTAGTTAATACAGCTGTAGATGCTGAGTTTATAGGTAATGACCCAAGTAATCTAGCGCTTACTTTCTCAACCGTAACCAGCCCAACTAATGGAGCTGTCTCTGGTATTTCTGGAGCTGACTTTACATATACACCCTCTACCGATTATGAGGGTACTGATTCGTTTACCTATAAAGCTAATAATGGTTCTAATGATTCAGAAATAGATGCTACAGTTTCAATCACAATAGCGCCAGCTGCTGGAACTTTAACTTTTGGTACTTTCCAAGGTCGTTTCTTTACTGGTGAAACTTTAATAGAGGCTATGGCTAACGCTATAGCTAGTAATCCTAACGCTGTCTCTGAGAGTACTAGATACGTCAATAGATTAGACAATAATAGAACAACTTTAGCAGATACGCGCTGGTTTGAAATTAATCATTTCTTTGTAGAGCCTAATCAATCAATAACAGTACCGCACTCTAGTTTATATAGCGGCTATTTAGCAACAAAAAGCCAAACAGATTTACAGTATATAGTAAGAGATATTACTGGCTTAGATGTACCATTAAAAAATGACGCATATATTTTAAGGGTTGCAAATGGTATAATTTTAGAGCGCTATGTATTTCCGCAGAATTTTGACCTATCACAAATAACATAATTATGGGTACTAGAACAACAGCACAAAAAGCACTTTTAACGACGACTGGTAAGGAGTTGATAGACTTTAAATTTTATGATAAAGACGGAAACTATATAGACACCTACGAACAAGACGTACTACTAAAAGCGCCAGTTATTCTAAGACCTATAAACCAATCTTTAAACGTAGAGTATTTAAGACCAGTAAAAAAAGTTGTTAGGGAAACTAAACTAAAAAAACTAAACATAGTTAACCAAGACCCTATTAGTAACTACGGTGGTTTTAGAATGGATTTTGTTAGTAATCTAGGCACTACAACTGCTGAAATAGAGGAAAACTCAAAAGCATTATCTAGCAATAATCTTATAAAAGGTTTACAAGAATTTGTTAATTTAGGCGATACTGATATAGATACTTATTCGCCAGGAATTTTATTTGAAAACGTAGAGGATTATACTAGTGTAAGGGTTGGAAATAAATACCAAGTAGGATTTAGTTATTACATTGATAACAGCGTAACTAATTTAGTGGATTTAGACTATTATTTTATAATAAAAATATCAATATACGATTCGCCTAATAATGATTATCATTATTATAATTTTGAAGACAACAAATTTGATAATTTTCAGCAAACTACTTTTATAGATGAGGCAGCAAATCAAAAATATTTTAAATATATAAAAAACACTAATA